GTTTCATTTAGGAAAACATCTTTCAATGCAGCATTATTATATGCAGTTGTTCCTTGTGTTCTACCTTCTTTAGAAGCAGTTGCAAAGCCTTCTATCTCTCCTTCAGATATAACATCAAGAAAAGTGGCAAATTGTTTACTGTGCAGCGTATCTGGAGTTCTTGTCGGTGGTGGTGGAGTTTTCTTTCTACGTCTAGCACCAACAATTTTCTTTGGTATATCTGTCATGCTCTTACCTGTTGTGTATCAAGTGATGTACTGACCACGACTGATCCTGTCATTATTTCGCCATAAACTATTGGAACAGGAGTTCCTGCTCTTGCTGTATTTTGCGTTCCAGAGAAACTAAATGACAACCTTGGATCTTCTTCTGAAGTAAATTCTGGTGGCTTTGGCAAAGGGAATAACATTTCTGAGACTCCACTTATAACTAAAGAAGCACCAACACCTACAGCGGCTTTTGCTAAAAAACCAACTTTAGCAAATGGCGTAGCACCAGCAGCTATACCTTTTGCAGTAAAAGAACCTAGTGTTAATGGTGAAAATAAAAATGCACCCCCAATCAATGCAGCACCTAATAAAATTCTTCCAAATCCCCTTGCACCAGCTATGACAGGAACAAAATGTATATCTTCTTTACCTATAGGATTATGTATTTCTGACTCATCAATTGCATAATTACCAACTTTTACTTGATAATATTTTGGGTTCATATAACCTTCAACTTGCGGAAAGTTATTGACAAGAAAACTAACCGCCTTTGTAAGGCTATCAACTTGCACTTCAAATTCTTTATGGCCTATAAATTCTGCAAGTTCACCATATAGTTTTATCTTACGCATCATAACGATACCTCCCTCCTGTACATTTTAATAACCAAGGATTGTATGGCTCTCTACAAGATAGTCTATCTGCTGAATGATGTAAAACATCCCCATCTAAAAAAATACCAACATGATTTAATCCTTTTCCTAAAATACTCATTGCCAAAACATCGCCATTCATTAAAGGCTCATCTGGTTTCAATAATCTAAAACCTCTGCTTGGTAAATACCTTTCAAAAACTGGATCGTCTGTAAAATCTTCTATTCTTGTTGGTCTTTCATAATCTAATAATTTAATACCTCTTTCTTCTTTATACCAATCAACTATCAATGACCAACAATCTGTAACAGCCCAAACCCAAGGTCTACCAAGTAAAGGTGCTTTATATCCACATGGCTCATAATATCCCCAAGTTTCTGTTTTAGGATTAACAATATACCAAGGCAGTTTAGTTTGTTCACAACTCATTTTATCTGCCTGACTAGCAACAGGTGGTGTATCAGGATGACTATGGATGATAGCTGTAATCGTTCCTAAGTTACTGCCCTTTATATAATCCTCTGGATCTAAAATAAAATATTCATCTGATTGTGCAGATAAGTTACGGCAAGGATGATATCTTTCTTTACCTCTAATATTTAATAACAAGCCACAAGATTCATCAGGATCTTGGTCTTTCGCATGAGCAAGAGCAGTTTCTTTCCAGGTCATCAATTAAACGTACCAATAGAAGGAAAATCTGCTCTAGTACATTGTCTTTTTGGCGCACGTATACCAGCAAGATCAAATACTGATGCTAATTCAAACTGTACAACATCCCTATTTTCTGCTGCTTTACGATCTATTTTATATATTTCTTGTGGAAATTCTGCTGTAGGATCTGGTGTTCCATACGGATTTACATTGCTTGGAAAATTAGCAGCATCTAAAAATCTTGCAAGAGTTCTAATTCTAGTGACAGTTGCACCTGTTAAATCACTTCCTGTAGTTGTCGTATTGACGCTTAATAAAATAGCTGTAATAGTTCCTAATGCATTACTAACAGTTAGTGTAGGTCTTGGTAATTGACCTTTTCCATATTGGAAACCCTCTGCTTTTATTGGGAATCTTTGGTAGCTATTGCCAGCCCAAACTATTTCTCCGTTATCCTTTAAAGATGAGCCATTGTGAAATCTATAAATAGTAGTAGCACCATGCAAACTATTGTCTAATTGCAAAGTAAAAAGTTCAATTATTGCTGACGGGTTTGTATCCTGAAGATTACTAACAATAGCTGTACTACTCATGGTTCAAACACCTGCCTAAATGTTGCTGTAATTGTTGCTCTATTAGGGTAATTAATTCTTTTATTCCATGTGTTACAAACAAACTTTTTAGCACCTGCTAATGTAATTGATACATTACCGCTATTTGTCGCACTAGCAGCAGCCACCACTGTAAATACACTTGTAGTAGTTACTGAAGCAACAACAAAAGAACCATCAACAGCAGAACCAGATGTGTAATCAATAGTTAATAAATCATTTACTGCAACACCATGATCTGTAATTGTTATTGTTACTGTTGTACCTGATTGAGAATAAGTTCCTGTTTTTGTAAATCCTTCAGAAGGTGGGCTATATGTAAAACTCGCATTGTCATTAGCTCTACTTCTTAAAAATCCTTCTATAACATCTGCATCTGTTTCTGTAATATTATTAAATGCAAGATTATAAGTTTCTGGGTTTTGATGACTAGCTAAACCAAACAATATTCTATGTTCATAACCATCAGCAAATTGTACAATACGTGTTTTAGGTTGTGATGTTTTTGTTAAACCATAACTAGGTTCTATAGATGGAAATGTTGCCATTATACTAATAAACCTCCTGGTCTTTTTTGTTTAATAAGTTCTGCTTCTATAGCTGATGATAACGCTAATCCTAATGCTCTACCTTCTGCTTCATCACCTTCTACAGAACTGCCAGAAGCATCTACATTTACAACTATATTAGTACCACCACCTTGTGCCTTTACACCTAATTTACCATCACTACCTCTTTTTAAAGGAAGAATAGCTTCTGCCCCTGCTTCACCCATAAGACCCATTCCATTAGCCATAGGAAATAAGGTTGGTTTGTTTACTACACCGCCATAAGCATATTTTTGTACCTTTCCATCAATAAATGCATTACCATCTGCATTACCATCTGCATTACCAAATAAACCTCCAAACCATTTAGTAAAAGGTGCTGTTATTGTTTGCTGTATTGCAATACGTACCATATCGGAAATTATAGAATTTGCTAAGTTTCTAAAACTTAAAGTACCTTTCATAACAAAATCTACTAATGCATCCTCCATACCTTTTATTCCTTTAACAACAACATCACCAAATGCTTCACCAACACTTTTAATACTATCTTTAAATGAATCTATTTTTGCCTTTGCCTGTCCTCCAAAAGTTTTATCTATGTTCTTCCCAGTATCAGCTCCATATTCTTTAGTAGCTTCTGAAACACCTTTAAAAATACGTTCAAAAATTTTCATACTCTCTGCAAACTCTGTGGGATTCTTCGTAAAAAAATCTATATACTCTTTAAATAAACCTTTAAAGTCAAGTTTCATCAATTTTTCTAACATTCTTATATTAGTTGCCATCATTATTGCTAAAAATTCAAAACCTTTATAGACAGTAAATACAGTAGCAGCAGTAATTTTCAAGGTGTAGTTTAAAGTAACAAAAAGTGCCTTTAAATCTTTACCCTCTTTAGTAATATTGCTAAACATTTCTGCCAAATTATTTAATGTTGGTAATAAATTATCTGCAATCTGCATACTAAAACCTTTTAATTTAAAACCTAACATTGTCATCTGGTCATTAAAATATTCTGCGTTCTGTGCAAATCTATCTGATACTTCAAAATTAAATTCTTCTAGTGACGCTTTACCATCATTAAGAAGATTAACCATTTGCGCCCCAGACCTACCAAATATTTCCATTGCAATAGCAGTTTTAGTAACGCCATCTTCCATGCCTGCAAAAGCATCTGATATTTCACCTAATACTTGTTGGTTTGTTTTTAACGTGCCATCTGTATTTCTTACAGATATTCCTAAATCATCATAAGCATCTTTATATGTAGCAACTCCTTGATCTGCTTCTCGCATTGATTGTGCTAATCTTCTTAATCCTTTTTCTATAGTTGCCTGTTCAACACCTGCTAATTTACCTGCGTTTACATATGCCTGTAATGTATTAGCTGCTATTCCTGTTTGTATTTCTAATTTACCAAAAGCATCTGCAGCATCTATAGA